ACGTGCCGGTGCCGCCACCCGTCACCGAGGGGCAGGTCGAGGCGCTGGTGGCGCGGCTGGGCGATGACGGGTTGGCGGCGGTGGGCGCCGCGCTCGATGACGGCGCGGCGTTATCTCCGAGCGGAGAACTGGCGGGAAACTGAGTCGGCACCCCGATCTGGTGGATTGCCTCTACTTGATCCGGAACGGGGTGCCATTCGACGTGGCGTTCAGCCTGCCGACCGACGAGCGCCTGGCCTGGGTGGTCGCGCTCGGGACGCTCGAGGGTGGCGAGTTCGACTTCGCCTCCATGCGGTGGAAGGAGCGGTCGTGATGTTCAGCGGGCAGACGGGTCGGGAGTTGATGCGACATCTGGCGTGGCTGGACCTGGATGCTGTGGCGGAGGCGGCGCTGGCCGCGGAGGCCGAGGCGATCGGGGTCGCGGCGGGCGAGGCCGGGGCTGCGGGCGGCGAGGTGAGGGCGGCCAGGACGGGGGCGCTGGTCGGGTGGTGTTCGCCGGCGGTGCGGCGGCGGGAGAACGGTGATGTCGGTGTGCCACCGGCTCCTGTGCTGGCACCGGTGGCCGCGGCGCATGCCGAGCGCGTGGTGGCGGCGGTCGGCGCGGCGATTGCCGATGCGCTTCGGGGGGCGTGATGGAAGACGCCTACGAAATTGGCATCCGGTTGGTGCTGGAGAACGGCGTTTCGTCCGGCATTGCAGCGCTGAAGGATGACCTGGCGGCCTACGACCGGGCGTTGATGATGACCACCGGGCGGCTGCGGACACTGTCGCAGGCGTCCGATGGGGCTGGGATCGGAGCCGGATTGGCGGCGTCGGCGGGCGCCGGTGCGGCTGGCCCGGCCGTGCACAGCCCTGCCAGGGGGGACGAGACGACGATCCCCGATGCCGAAGCAGGGCGTCGGCGGGAAGCGCCTGTGCCGGCAACGCCACAGGCCCTTTCCAGGCCACCGCAGGCGATCACGGCTGCAGCGCCTGCCATGCCGCGCACGTCGCTGGCCGGGCGCGTTGCCGGCTCGCAGGAGGGCGCGCAGCGGTCGCCCGTAGCACCCGCACAGGCCCCGCGTGCATCGGTGGAAGCACGCCGGGGTGCGACGCCACAGGGGCGCGGACAGGCACCGATACCGGCCGCGGCGACGATGATAACCGTGTCGCCGCCGAGCTACGCACGGTATGCGCCGGCATTTCCAACTGGCCAGCCGCCCGCCGTGGTGGCGCCGGAGACGCCCGAGGGGACGGACAGCAGACCGGTTTCGATGCCGGCCCCGGATCAGCGCGAGGTCAGGCGTGCACCTCTGGTGGTGCGCGAGCCGTTCCGCCCTCCCGCCTGGGACGTGGTACCGCCGAGTTCGCCGGCCACAACTTCGAGCGCGCAGGCGTCGGCGGGGGTGGCGAGTGCACCGGCCGCGCTGGCGATGCCGGCAGTTCCGGTAGCCGCTGCGGCGTCCACGGGGCCGGCGCAGGGCGATGTGTTTTTGGACGGGGCCCGGGTCGGACGCTGGATGTCGGACCGGCTGGCGCGGGATGTCGATCGTCCGCAGTCCGGCGTGACGGGATTCGATCCACGGCTGGGTGCGGCCTGGCCCGGCTCCTTGCATGGGACGTAAATGGTGGGGCGCTGAGCGATGGCCGAGGGCGTATTGCTGCTGGGACCGATCCTGTTCCAGGACTTCGAACTGCCGGAGCGAGTGCGCTGGGGCGGCCAGCAGCGACTAACCGTGCACAGCCTTCCCGGCGGGGTACGGGTGATCGATTCACTGGGCCGCGACGATTCCGACATCGTCTGGTCGGGCGTATTCAGCGGCGACGACGCGCCGGTGCGGGCCCGGGCACTCGACCTGATGCGAGCGGAGGGCGGTTCCTGGCCGCTGACCTGGGAATGGTTCTTCTACACCGTGGTCATCGCCCGCTTCGATGCGGACTACACACGTTCCAACTGGATTCCCTACCGCGTCACCTGCAAGGTCGTGCGTGACGAGACGGCGGCGGCCGTGGAGGCCACGGTGTCGCTGGCCACCCGCGTGTTGGACGATCTTGCCAGCGCGCAGAATCTCGGCAGCACGGTGGCGCTCAGTGGAGCGATCGGATCGCTTGCACCCACGCAGGCGACACAGCCCGGGAGCAGCGCCTATGCCAGTGCGAGCGCAGCGCTGGCGGCAGCGTCGCAGCAGATCGACACTGGCATCGCGGGAACCGAGGGGCAACTCGGCACTGCGCCGGTGTCGGATGCCGCGGGATTGGACACGACCACCAATTTGGCAGGGCAACTCGCGGCACTGTCGACCGCGCGCGGCTACGTGGCGCGGGCTGTGGCGAACCTGGCGAATGCGGATACGTGAGGGGCTATGCGCACGATCACGGTGACCGGCGGCAATTTGTTCCAGGTGGCAGCGCAGCAGCTTGGTGACGCCACGCAGTGGATTCGGATCGCCCAGGCGAACGGGTTGTCCGATCCGATGCTGACGGGGCTGGTGACCTTGAACATCCCGGCCGCCGATCCTTCGGCGGGAGGCGGCATTGCAACTCAGTAGTGGTCTGATCGATCCGTCTGTGGCGGTGCGCTACCCGCGACTGCGCGTGCTGGCCAATGGCGATCTCGTGCCGGGTGCTTTCGAGGCGGAGGTGATTAACAACAGCTATTTTGCTGCGGATCGCTTCCGGTTGGGACTGGCGCTGTCGGCCGACCCGACGCGGGGACCAGCATGGTGGGCCGATCAGGACGACGTGCTGATAGATATCGCGATCTCGCTCGGCGGCGACTACGTGAACATGCTGCACGGCGGGGTGGATTCGGTGGAGATCGATCTGCTCGGCGATGTGGTGCGACTGACCGGGCGCGACCTGAGTGCGGAACTGATCGAGGCGCGCGCACAGGGGACCTTCGCCAACCAGACGTCGAGCGACGTTGCCACGACCCTGGCCGGGCGACATGGGCTGTCGGCAGATGTGCAGGCCACGACCACCCCGGTGGGGCGCTATTGGGAACTGGAGCACGACAGCCTCGTACTGGACGGGTTCGCGCGGACGACCACGGAGTGGGATCTGCTGGTGACGCTGGCGCAATACGAGGGGTTCGGCGTGTGGGTGCAAGGAACCACGCTGCATTTCCGCGCGGCGGACACGTCGGCGCTACCGACGGTACTACAGATGGCGGACTTTAGCGTGTTGCACCTGGAGCGGTCACTGACACTAGCGCAAGGCATCGAGGTGACGGTGAAAAGCTGGCACAGCCGGGCCGCCCAGTGCACCGTGCAGACAGCGTCTGCGAACCAGGCGAACGGGACGGGTGGGACGCCGCAAAGCTACGTCTATATCGTACCCAATCTCACGCCCGACGTGGCACTGAAGCTGGCACAGCAACGACTGGCAGAGCTGACCCAGCACGAGCGGGTGATCGTGACCGAGATGCCGGGAGAACTATCGCTGGCACCAGGCCAACAGATCCTGCTGCAAGGCACCGGGACGGCGTTCGACCGCACCTACTGGATCGATTCGGTGGAGCGGCGGCTCGATATGTCGCACGGCTTCACGCAGCAGGTGCGTGCACGCAACGCCAGCACGGCGACATAGGCATCATCAAGGTTGGGTTCCCCATGGAACGACTCCTGAATGCACTGAAGGCGCAGGCAGCTTCGTTGGATCGTTTGCTGGGCCAGCCCCGCTTCGGGGTGGTGACGAGCGTCGACCCGACCCGCTACGCAGCGCGTGTCTCGCTGCAGCCCGAAGGCGTGCTGACTGGCTGGCTGCCGGTGCTGTCCGCCTGGACCGGCGCGGGATGGGGCGCGGTGTGTCTGCCGGCGCCGGGCGACCAAGTGCTGGTGGTGCCGCAGGAAGGCGATGCTGAGCACGGGGTGATCGTCGGTGCAAGCTACAGCGACGCGGCACGGGCGCCAGCGGCGCCGGCGGGCGAGCTATGGCTGGTGCACAGCAGCGGGGCAGCACTGCACCTGTGCAACGACGGTACCGTGCAGATTGCGGGCGATCTGCATGTCAATGGCGACGTCTATGACAGTTGCGGGTCGCTGGCGCGGCTGCGCGGCCACTACGATGCGCACACCCATGGCAGCCTTGGCTCGCCGCCGAATCCACAGGACTGATCGTCGGAGATGACAACGGAGCAATTGGATGTCCGATCTGCAGCACCAGTTTGGTTCCGACCTCTCGGTCGGACCAACTGGTGACCTGGCGACCGTGAACGGTGCGACACTGGGCCAGCAACGGGTGCTGCGCCGACTGTTGACAAATTCCGGGGACTACATATGGCAACTCGGCTATGGGGCTGGACTCGCGCAGTTCGTCGGACAGCCGGCGGACGCGACCCGCATCCGTGCGGTGATCCGCAGTCAGATTTTCAAGGAAACAGCGGTGGCACGTACTCCGGAACCGGTGGTTGACGTGGTTTCAGACGGGATCGGCACGGTCTCGGTACAGGTGAGCTACATCGACGCCGAGACCGACGCGACCCAGGTGCTCGGCTTCACCCTCGGCGACGGAACCTGATCCATGCAGTTGCAGCTGCAGACTTTTTCGAGCCTGGTCTCGGCCGCGGCCGCCGCGGTCCAAGGGTCGGCAAAACAGCTCATCGACTTGACGGTCGGCTCGACGCTGCGTGCGCTGCTGGAAGCGAGTGCGTCGGTCGGGCTGTGGATGCAGTGGCTGATCTTGCAGGTGCTGCAGATGACCCGGGCGGCCACCAGCGCAGGCGCCGATCTCGACAGTTGGGTCGCCGATTTCGGCCTGACGCGACTACCCGCGGTGGCGGCTACGGGATCGGTGACGTTCTTTCGCTTTACGCCGGCTAACTCGGCGTTGGTGCCATTGGGGACCCAAGTGAAGACGGCCGATGCCACATTGGCGTTTGATGTTAC